TAGTTGGTATTTGTGATTCCTTTAATTTTTTTTGGCTTTTTGTATTGTGCCAGTTCCTCAATGTCTTCCGTCGTGAGGCCGTTGAGCTTCGCGGCAGCCGCGTAGAGTCGATCCAGCGGAACCGTACTCTTCCGCGTCAGCCACTTCTCGTCACCACGACGGAAGACGGGCGATCCAGTCGCATCGCATGCCGCCAAGCAGACGAGACGCGCGCGAATGTCTTGCAACGACATCTCCCGTTTCTTGCCCTTCTGCACGAAGCTCGCGGCGTCAAAAGCATCGCGCTCCGACCCGGAGATAATGCGGACGTAAAGGACCGTATCCCCTCCCCATTCAGGGCAGGGAATCGGCTCGGATACCTTGCTGTCATCGCACGATCGAATCTGTTCTCTCAGGTCCATAGTCCCCTCAATTACTCGTGTTTTGCAGAACCGTCATCTTCAACCCGGTCGGCGGATTCACCGAATAGGTGAAGTTCATATTGCTCGAACCGTCGTTGTAAATCTGCGTCGGGTACGGCCCGGAGAGGACCATCGCGCCCGCCGCGATGGAGAATGTGCGGCCGGTGACGGGCTGACCATCAACGGTCGCTTGAATGACCTCCGTGATCGTGATCGCGCCGCCGCTCGTGTTGTTCCAGAACACGTATTGAGATCCTGTGTTCGGGAAGGAATCACCTCCGGAGGCGCAGTTCACGCCGAGGGTGACGGGGAGTATGCTCCCCGTCCGATCCACGGTGTTGATCGTCTGTACGGCCATTAGCTACCTCTTTAGGCGGTGAAGGTCGGAATGCCGGAGACCTTGAAGGAGAACGAGCCGGTGACTTCCTCTTCGAGCGGGTTGTCCGTCTTAAGCGACTTAATGTATCCGTTAAAAGCGAAGATACTCCCGTTGGATAGGGTAATCGTCCCCGCACCCGTCTTGCCCTTACACGTCATCAATGCCGCGTATTGCGTCGGATCGAAAATGCACTCGCACTCGAAGACACCACCGTCAGTCCAACCCGCGAGGAACACCTTCCAGGGGTCGCCGTTCGCACCCTTCGGAGATCCGAGGGTACTCACGTTGATGTCGTCTACCTCGAAGCCGGGGATCGCGATCGATTTGATGTCCGCGAACGTGGCGAGCGTCCCGCCGGTCGGCGTGAAAGCGAACGTCGCGCCCGCACCAAGAAACGGCCCTGCTGTTCCAGGCATGATTTACCCTCGATACCAAAGGACAATATCTACAGTGCCGTAACGCACGGCGCGGTCGTCCAACTGTTCCGTTTGTGCCGAGTCGTCGGTCTCATCCTCGGCGAAGAGCCGTTCGAGCCGAGTAGATCCGTCAGGCGAAGCAAGGGTTTGCTTGCCCTCCAGCTTCATCAGCCGATCAGTAATCGTCGCTACATCAGTCGATTTCAGCGACCAGACGATGATCTGGATCTTCGGCTTGTAGAGGCCGGCGTTGCCCCGCAAGGTGCGGATGTGCCCGCGAGAGATCACGGTGTACGTGATTGCCGGATAGAGCTTGTCCGGCGTCAGTTCCGGAAGGTATGTGTCGTACACTCTGCCGGCGACCATCGGCCCGATGACCGGATCGGTGACGAGCAAGGATCGGAGTAATTCGCGGAACGTCACGTCTTTTTCGCCTCCGCCTCGATTGCTCTCATCGTCGCATCGCCCACTTGCTGCGAGGCTTTCCCGCCGTCTTGCTCTGCGGTCGGAGCCATGAACGGCCGGCCCTGATACGCCGCGACGCTCCGCCCGAAGATCACTTTTCCGTTGCTGAGAACTTTCTTTTTCTTCGTAATTACGGCCTTGCGGCCCTTCTCTTCGATGTGGGAATACTTCACCGGGTCCACTCTCTGACCGCCGTTGAGAATGTGGAGGAAACCTTTCCTCGGACCTATAATCCCCACGCTGACTCCGTTATTCCTGTAGGTCTGAACCTTGTTTCCAATCGATTTTTTCAGGAGTCCGGGGACTCCGCCGTGGCCGCGATGAACGCGGGATTTCGCTTGCTTCGCGAGGTATCTCGTCCCGACGCCGACACCTTTCCGCAACGCTCGCCTTGCTGCCGTGGACTTGAGCCGCTTGAGCTTCTTGTCAAGCTCATCCATCCCGACGATTTGCACGCCGATCACGAGCGTTTCTCCAGCGCGGTGAAGACCATCTCGAAGAACCGTTCATCAGTCACGAGAGGAGGTCCTAACTCGAATGTTCGGATGCGATACCCGTCGTTCCACACGATCCGCCATCGCGGGCCTACATCGCCGCGAAACCGCATGCTGATGACATGCGTGAGGTCTGCCCGCGTCCCTTGAGCCATCCAGAACTCGCGTCCAGAGCCTGGTTCGATGGATACCCAGAGACCACCATCGACCAGGACGTAATCCCCGGAGACATCTCCTAGGGCGTCAGGAGCATTCGCGGCTGGAGCGGAGTATAGCGATACCTGATGTCGCAATTTCCCTGCCCGCATTAGTCGTACTCCTTCGGGGAGCAAGAGGAGATCAACTGTTGGAGGCCAAACGGGATCTTCGTTAGGGCGTCTTCCGTAGTCGTCTCACGATGCTCATAGAAGTGTGCTGCGAGCAACTTGATCGCTTGCTTGAGCCTCTGAGGGACTAGAGCAGCCGCCGTCCAGCCCGCCGTAAACGTCACCTGCACCGCCTGGAAAGCAAGGGGGGATGTCGCCGGCCACACGTTATAGGGACTCGGCGCGAGCAATCCCGGCTCGCTATATGCGTCATACTGGTAGAACGACGGAGCCAGCGTCGTCAGCGGAAACGGCTGAGCCTGCATGCTGATCGACGGATCGACGTATTGCACGAGATCGACGGAGATCAACGGAGGAAAAGGGAGACGGAAGATCCCGTACCTCCACGTAGGAGGTCTTGCGTCGTCTACTTGCCTTCCAGGGAACTGGTTGACCGTCATCAACCATTGCTGCTGAGCAATCGCCCGCCTCGCGGCCGTCTCGACGTACTCCCTCGCCGCGAGAATAAACCCCTGGACTACTCCGTTATCGATGTCACTCCCGGAGATACGGGAGTGAGAGACCATATCGCCGGGGACTACGGGTTCCCAGGTTGGAGGGGTGAGCAACTTGAGACCGTAGCCCGGCGACATGGCCATGTGTTATTCCTCATCGGTTTCCAGATATTCGCTATCCTCCATGACTTGCTTGTCCTCGGGGTCCGGCTGAGCCGGGAGCCGCTTTGCTCTGGCGATCTTCTTCGGGTCCGTCACTCGGATTGCGGCGGGTCCGCCCCACACGGTCTCCGTCACTTCCACACCGCCTTTCTCGACTTTGCGGGAGCTTCCCGCGACCATCTTCGCTTCCAGCATCTTCTTGCCGATGGAGGCAGGGACGTCATAGATCCCACCAGCTTGAAGGATGTATTCCGGCCCGATAGCCGTACCTACCATCTCAATAATCAAGGACAATTCCCCTCTTATTTGTAGTCGCCAGCGACAAGTTGCCGCGAGACGAACGGAACCGGGAGGCCGATCACAGCGACGTAATATCCGGTGTGAGCGGCATCGTTGATGACGAGCGTGATTTGCCCGGAGGCGTTGGTTTGAACGTAGAATGCCTTGTTCGCCGAGTACGTCTGAAGCAAGGTTCCACCGCTGGCTTTCAGCGTCGTACTGACGCTCGGAGCCGTCGCTGTAATGCCGACGCCTACCGCCGAGTCGGACAGGATGACATCGAGATCGGCGGGTACGTTCGCGAGGGCGTTACCCGCGCCGTCGGTTAGCTGGATCGTGACATCACAGCCCGCAGCGGCGTCCTGCTCGATCGTGAACGCGACGCCTGACGCCTCGATAACGCCGGAATACGTCTCCTGACCGTAGTGAGAGAGGAGACTCCCCACGTCGAGGACTTCCTCAGTGATGACCGCCGCGCCATTCAGCATCTCGCCGGTCGGCTGTTGCTTACGGTAGATTTTGCTCTGGCCGTTGTAGCTCGGATCGGGTCCGATCATATCATCCTCCTAAACTTGTCCGATGATCCCCGTCGCGGATGTGCCGGTGGACTTTACGCGACGGATGCGGAGTTGGATCCGTTGGCCCGCGACTACGGTGTACGACACCGTAGACCCTCCAAGAGTGACGACAGTAAGGGTCCCGCCGACGCCAACGACAAGCTCCGTGAACGGCCCATTCGGGTCGTCCACGGTGTCGCTTGCGGTGACGGCGAAAGCGTTGTACTCTCCCGCCATTACGCACCCCCTAGCTCGAAGTCCGAGCCGTAGAAGCGACGGCGGTCGTGGTGCCGGGGTACGTCGTTGTCATCACGGTAAGAGCCTCGTTCGCGTACTCCGGATCGATCGAGATGAGCGTCTTACTCACGGTAGCCGCGTCGTCGGATTCCGGTTGCTTGTGCGAGTGATACTGCGTGGCAACGACGGAATCGATCGCGGCATTCGCGGTTCCGCGAACCACCACGAAGCGGAGGTAGCGGAAGCCTGTCGGCTTGACGACCTCAAGGACAAGGGCTTTATTGCTATCTCCATCGGCCGCCTGCGGCGTGATCGCGCCTGCGAGATCGGCCATATCGGAGCCGTCCAACTTGTTGCCCGCCTGGGCCTTCAGCTGCGTCACCTGCGTCGCGGTGAGCGCACCGAGAGAGCAAACGCCGACGGCACTCTCGAAGCCCTGCATATCGAGGACGGTCGTATTGATGACCGACGTGCCGGCCGCGACCGCGTTCGATACTCGCGTCCGCTTGCTCGATGAGACGACGTTTCGAGACATGAATATCCTCCATAAGAGGTAGCAGATAGCTCTCGCTATCTGCTACCTTGGAACTCTGGTTAGTTGCACTTGATACGGGTGAACGCCTCGGCCAGGACCGGCATCCCGTCAAGCTCACGGCGGGCGATGAATCCGGTCATGTTCGCGGCCGCGTAAAGCTCGATGAGCCGCTGGATCTCCATCGAGAGCGCGTCCGCGATCCAGTAGAAGGAGAGATCGCCGAAGAGACCGATGTATAACCCGGTCGTGGCGACGTTCGGCACGTACTCGGACATGTTCACGGGACGATCGAGGATCGTATCGGCTTCGCCGCCAAGACCGCCGGGAACCCAGAGATAGTTGCCGTTGCCGTCCTTCAGCTGCCGGATCAGCTGGAGGATGTTCCGGTGGAACATCCATTCCGATCGGCTCCAATACTGAACCTTCTGGTTGTATTTCGCAGCGATGACGGCATCGACCGTGATGCCGGTCGGATTACCGGAGAGGACATCCCGCGAGGTGTCGATCCCGCGACTGCTCGCGGTGAACAGACCAAGGGGCTGATTGCTCCCCGTGCCGGAGATGAACGCCTTTTCCTCGCTCACGCCGAACTTGTAGCCGAGACGATCGCGGACCAGTCCTTCCGGCCCACCGCCCGCGACGGAGCCGTCAGCGGAAAAGCCGCCCGTGACGCTGGCCATCCGGAGCAGGCGATTGCTGACCTTCAGCCGCTTGGCGAGCGGATGGGGAGTCAACTCCCGCTTGCCAAACGACATCGAGTTATCCTCGTTGCCGGTGTCAAGCTCGCTCGTCCAATCGGCATCGGACACGTCGTTATCCAGGCTCGGCGCGCCGAGGCTCTGCGCCGACTTGATCGTATATATTGTGGCCTTCTGCCGGATGAACAAGAAGTTGTTCACGAACTTGACGAGCTTCGCGACGAACTCTTGCGGGGCGACGAGGTAGCCGCCGACGATGTCGGAGTCGGCTTGAATCGCACGCTGAGCGAGTCGCGAGCCGAGAACTTTGTCCCCATCCACGAGGTATTGATTGAATACCTGGCGATACTCCGGCGTGGATCGCCGCTGACGGTTGCGGTACTCCGCCTCCGTCTCGCCGGCCATCCGCTTATTCGGCGACTTGCCGCCCGGCTGAGTGCCTCGCTTCACGCCGGCCTTTTTCAGCGAGTACCGCTTACCCCGGAGGACGACGTACTTCGGGAGCTTGCCGGATCGCCCTTCGTCTTCGTCTTCGTCTTCGTCTTCATCCTCATCCTCATCCTCGGCCTCGTCCTCATCCTCGGCCTCGGCCTCGTCCTCGTCGTCGCGGTCCTCGTCTTCATCCTCGGCGTCGGCCATACGCTCCAACGCGCCGACCCGCTCATGCAGTTCATCGACCTTTTTCATGGTCTCTTCCCACGAGCCTTTTTCGTCGGCTCGCATGGCCCGGCCTTCCTTCTCCGCGCCATCTTGGATCTTCCGCGCGTCCGCGATGAGCTTCAGCCGCTCCGCGCGGAGGTCTTTAATCTGCCTCGATTGATTCGCCGTTTTCGGCATGGTGATACCTCGATTACACACACTCAGCAAGGCGAAGCCTCCGCCGGCATCGCTCATGTTCTTCTCGCCAGTCCAACCCCTTTGACCGCTCTATCGCCAGTTGTTCTCCCGCTACCGGGAAGGACATCCGCAATCCTGCCGATGTCTCCTGATAAGCGGGAGAGAACACAAACGAAACCTCGTAGAGATCTGCCTTGAGTACCGTCCGATGAGAGACGCCGTTCCGCTTCTCCCATCTGTCATCCAGGACATCGAAGATGAACGACATCCCTCTTAGGTCTCGTCGATTGATCGCGATAACCAAGTCCGCCGCGTAGGAGTAGCCGGCGATCGGACACTCAACGCCGATCCCCCGCTCATCCGGCAGCAGAGTCAGCGTGTTCGCCGAGAGCCTGCCGAGAAGCCGGTTTGGGTCGTGGTCGATGGAGCAATACACATCCCTTCCCGAAGCAAGAGACGCATCGAAAGTGCCGGGAGCAATTTCCTCCCGAAACGATCCGTAAAGTAGCTCGCTCAATTGTCGGCGGAATCATCAGACCCTCCCGGAGCCATGCCGTTCGTGATAATCAGGACGTCGGGGCCGTCAGCAATCACCTTGAGCAAGGTATCCGCAATACCGGCGACATCTCCTTCAGGCTCCCCCGCCTTGATTTGCTTGCCCACATCCTTCACGTCTTCGTCCCAACCGAAGTTACAGAGATGTTTGAGGTCCGGTGAATCCTCTAATCCTCTCGCCCATTTACAGAATTGCGACCACCCTGTATTCGAGCAGAGGAAGTCTCCCGGCTCTTCGGATGTGGCGACGTACATGCTCATGCGAGTTTCCCTAATGACTGGCCCTTCGGGCGCTGCGCGGCTTTCGGTAGGTCTTTCTCATCCATCGACATCAGCTTTTTCAGTTCCGCGTGATCCTTGACCGGGTGCATGGTCCCCACGCGAAACGACCCGTAGCCCCGACGATAGTAAATCTTCCGCTTACTTTCGTCATGCTTTCCTTCGCCGCCCGCGTTGTAGACCTTCTGGTCGTCGTACACGACGGTATGGACGGGCGCGCCGTTCGCTTTCTCCCATCCGGCTTTCCGCTCCATAGCGGATCGCTTCATCGTCAGCTTGTTGTTGCTATTGTCCACCATCGTTTTCATCTCGACGCCGTGAGTGAACTTGCCATCCTTACCCTTGATCCCCACGTCGATAGGCTCACTGTCCGGGTACGACTTTCCGCCGAGTTTCCTCGCAAGTGACGGTTCGTTATGTTCCTCGGCGTATCTCTGAATGGGGGCGTCGACCACCTTGTGCGAAGCCTTCGCCTTCGCCGCTTTCTCGCTCATCTCCTTCTCGCCGCCGGCCTTTTTCCCGGAGGAGCTACCACCATTACCGGATGTGAATTCTCCGTTACTGGGGTCGTGCTTTGTCTTATCGCCCTTTCCCCGCTGCTGTGGGGAAGGGGAAGGCCCCGCCGGTTTGTAGTCCGGCAACCTCCGCACCAACGCGGCCAACGCATCCCCGGAGATTCCCGGCACCATCGAGAGGAGTAGTTGCTCCGCGTCGTCTGGGAAGATAGGAGACATTGCAGATAGCAAATCCATTGCTTTCTTCACGTCGTCCGGGTTGATCGGCTCGCCTCGCGCGCCGAGGATCTTCATCGTGGACGGAGCCAGGCGGACGTCCCCGATCTCTGGTGGGAGCGGGTTCTGCCCCTCCCTCGTGAGGATGTTATTCAGCGTGAGCCATCCACCGTTTCGCCCCTTCGCGTAGGCGTCATACCGCGCGTTGACCTCCATCATCTGGAGGTTGTGCGGATCATGGCACACGAAATATCGCTGTTGATCCGGCCGGCCGAAGAGCTTCCGCCGGTACTCCTGCGCCCATCGAATCAGCCACGGACGCAATGTGATCGAGAAGAACTCGATGCCCTGTTGCTCGATATTCGAGAACGTGGCGTGAGATAGATCACGGAGCAAGTGAGGCGGGATATTGAACCATCTAGCTACTTCAACGATCTGAAATAGTCGAGTCTCCAAGAACTGCGCGTCCTCCGGCGGAACGCCGAGAGGGTTGTATTTCATCCCTTGTTCAAGGATCGCAATGCGATGGCTGTTGTCAGGCCCGCGATGAAGAAGCTCAAAGGACTCGCGGAGGTTCTTCCGCGCGCGGTCTGTCATCTCCAGTTCTTCGGGAGCTTCGAGGACGCCTCCGAGCGTGCATCCCCGCCCGAAGAACGCGCCGCCGAACTTCTCGGCCGCTACGCCGAGTCCGATACTCTCCCTTGCTTGCTGGATAACCGGGTAGCCCTTCAGCCCGTCGAAGCCGAGGCCGGGGACGTGGACCATCCGATACCACGGGATACGGCGGTCTTCCTCCGCCGCATACAACGCCGTGAACTGGTAGTAAATCTCCCCGGTGTCTTCGTCCCGCATCGGCTCGATTTGATTCGGCTGGACGATGTTCGCTTCGGTTGCGACATCTTCCGGGGCCTCTTTATCCGTCTCCGCGTACCCATTCCCCCACACCAGCGCGTGAGCCGTGATCGTCTCGTGGAAAACGTATGGCGTCATCTCCTGATTAGGAGAAGTGAGCAAGAGCCTGTGTGCGGGTGTGTCCTTCGCCTCGTAGTGACCGTCTTCTCGGATCTCATACGGGATCGGCGGGAGGGCTGCGACATTCGATGAGATGACGGAGACCGCCGCCCATACTGCGGAGTAATTCAGTGCGGTATTCTCATCGACATCGACGCCGGATGCCGTCGGCTGATTGCCGAGCATCGCGACAAGCGCGGGATCACGGAGAGGGATTCCGGCATACTTCGCCGCCCTCTTCGCAAGCCGTCGTACCTGTCGCTTCATCCAGTTCACAGCGTCTGCACCCCCCGCTTGTCGTACACGGACTTCCTCGGCTGAGCCTGTTTAATCGCGCGAGCAAGAGCAAGGATCGTCGATGTTATCCCGTCGATCTTGTCAGACGACTTCGCCTTGCTCGGCTTGATGTTCCCGGCCGCGTCTTGCTCGATCACAATGTTGGAGAACATCCAATCGAGGACAGGATTTCCGTAATGTTCGAGCAGACCATTCACGACGAGCTTCTCGAACTCCTTCGTCGCCGGCCCGATACTGAAATACCCCATCCGAACGAATTGGACATCGAAGCCGTCGCCCTGGAGATCCGTAGCAAGGCTCGTCGCGTTCCACGGATCAATTGCGATCTCACGTATCCGGTATTGATCGCCTAGCTCGTTGATGTCGGCTCGGATTACGCCGTAATCGACGGAGTTTCCTGGCGTGAGCTTAATCAGTCCCTTCTGCGCCCAATGATCGATACGCTGGCGATTACTCCGCTCGCGGTTCCGCAACGCGGCTTCGGGGCACCAGAAATATGGGACGATTCGATACTTAGCGGAGGGCTTAAAGAGCAGGACAAGGGCGTTGATGTCCGTCGTCGTCGCGAGGTCGAGCCCACCCCAACATTTCAGACCTCGGAGATCCTGCATGCGTCCCAAAGCTCTGAGGAAATCCACTTACTCTCTTGACGAGTCCACTGGTTGAGACGGTATCTACGAAATACGTTCTCTAACGTCGGATTAGCTCTCGCTTCGTCCGCCGACTCCTGCATGTCCCGCTTCGTGATCGTGATCCCGTAGGACGGATTGACCTCCTTCCATGTGTCTTCACTCCACGGATCATCCTTCTCATCCGCCTCGTAAATGAGGGGGAGAAGAGCAATATCTACCGCCCGACTCTCTTGAATGTCCT